TTGCGGATGTAACCGTCGCGGCAGACTTCGGGCAGCGCCCAGACGAATATCTCGTGGGGTTCGCGGGTCAGGGCTTCGTCGATGCCGGCGTCGATCTGTTGCCATTCGGGCGAAAGGCTGGCCGAGGCGACGTAACCGGCGAAGTAATCCTGTGCAGCAGGCTCATATCCCAGCCGCGCATTCACCGTGGCATAGGCCGCTGCGCGAAGCGCCGTGGCGCCATCGGTCAGCCAGCCGTAATCCTCGATCTGCAACCGATCGAACGCAGGTGAGGCCCAGCCCGTGGGCATGTTGGCGAGTTCTGCACCAGGTGTGGCCGGGTTCAGCACGGTGGGCAGATAGATCAACAGCAGCGCCTCTGTCGTGGCCGGTGCCGCAGCCGAGCGCACCGCCGACACGATGCCCGCCGTCGCGCTGGCCAGCAAACTTCCCGCCTGCGTCAGCAGCGATTGCTGGGCCGTGGTGAGCGTTTGCGTCAGGTCGCTGATCGCCACAGGGTTGCCGCCCAGCGCCGCCTTGGCCGAGGCATCGTACAGGCAAATGGCATTCGACGGCGTGATCCACCACCAAGCCTCGCCAATCTGAAACCGCACCGGTACACCGGCGGCGACCATCAGCTGGGCAAAAGCCTGTGCCACTGATTGCAGCCAACTCATCGCGGTGCTGTTGGCTGGCGACAACAACGTCGAGGGCGGCACCCATCCGGTCAGCGCCTGCGTGCCATCGCTGGCCTGCTGAAACCAGCCGGCAGGGCAATATTGCGCCAAGACTTCAAAACTCATGGAAATAATCGGCGACAGCCCCGTTTGCGCACACAGCGACAGGAAGTTGGCGTGCCAATTGGTAGCTGGCGTGTTCAATGGGCCGCCGCCTGCGCCGCCCGTGGGGGCCACCTGCCAGCCGCCACTGTAGGCTGCCAACGCGAAATGGTGGCTCATGCCGATGTAGTGACAAACGCTGCCGCGATATCCCAATTGGCGCAGAGTGCGCACCACCCGCGCTGGGGTTTGGGTGCACATGTCGTCGAAATCGGTCGCCAACGCCAGGCCGTTTGCCGGCACAAAGACATTACCAATTTCCAGCATGGCATTGTTGCCAGTGCAGCTGATATTGCTCAGTTGCACCCATCCCGTCACCGGCGCCGCCAGTGGGGCCGCGCCGCTGCCCGTATACCCCGGCGCCGCCAGCGAGATCGACAGGCTGGTGATGGCGCCCGGATAAACCGGATCGTCGCCCGGCCCCACCGACCACCCCCCCGCCAGCGCCGAAAACGGCAGCGTAATGGTGGCGTTGGTATCGGTTCCCACGGCATAGTTCCACAGCCGCACATACCACGTATGCGGATTGCCGCTGGCATCGCTGCCGGTGATGGTCAGCGTCGGCCCGTTCACCTGATCCAGCGCGATCACGCCGCCCGATTGCCACTGGAAACTCAAAGTCGTGCCCGAATAATCGAGCGACGTCTCATAGGCGAGCAAGGGGTGCGACAGCGTATCGGCGCTGGACCAGATCAGGCCCGCCAGATCGCTGGTGGTATAGAAGGTGGCGTCCACCCTCAGCGCATCGGGCGCGGTGGTGGTGATCGCCGCCATCATCGGCCTTGGGAAGTTCACCGTCCAGAACCGCGGGTCAAACCGCTGGATCGTGTCGGTGCTCTGCCCGCCGAGCTGCGAGGCAAGCCAGAAGGCCATGGTTTTATCCCTCAGTAAGACGAAACGGCGCGGCGCACCGCGCTGGCGATCTGGCGGCTGGATCGTTGCAGAGATTGTGGCGCGTCGCCGCCCGCCGGGGTGTTAACGTTGATCGACACGTGCACGTCGCGCCCGCCGCCCGCCATCTGCTGCCCATTGGCGATCGAGCCCGCCGAGGTGGGAACGAACATCTCTGGCCCATTTTCGCCCACCATAAACGGTTGCCCGGGCGAGACAGGCCCTCCGGTCGCGCGCCCCGGCAGGCCCATCAGCGTGCTGGCGATGCCGGTGAGGCCCAGCAGTCCGCTCATTGCGCCAGCGCCGCTGTCTGCCCCCACCGCGCTGAACAGCGTGCCGGTGGCTTGGTTGGCGATGTCGCCCAAGGCGCTCAGCGCGGTGGTGCGCAGCGCGGTAAAGCCCGAACTGCCCTTCTGGATCGCAGCTGTCAGGCCAGCCTCCAACGTGCCGCCGGCCTGCGCAAACCCGTCCACCAACGTGGAGTTAAAGCTGCCGCGCATCGTGGACATATCCTGTGCGAAGCCCTGCGTATTGGCGCGCACATCAATCATCAGGCTCTGCACCTGATCGCTGGCTGCGCCTGCGCTGTTATTCGCCATTGTCTTTCTCCATCAATCGGTTGAATTCATCGCGGCTCAGCGGGCGCGGATCTGCGGTGCCCTCTGGCGGGATCAGCGCGGCGGCGAGTTCGGCGGGGGTCGCAGCCCAGAACTCAGACGGCCGCCAGCCGAGGACGCGCGCCGCGTGCCCCGCCAGCCGCAATGCGCCCGGCCCAAAACTGAGGGGACCGAACTCGTTACTCATCCCCGCCCCTGCAAAATCTGTGTCAGCAACGCGCGAAGGGGTGCGGTGGCCGAAGCCAAACCCATGCGCATCACCGCCTCGCCCACTTCCTCGCGGGTGAGGCCGTCGTGGCTGGCGAGGCAATGCCAGAACAGCGCAGCCAATTCGGTAAGCCGCAACTCGCCCGCCGCCGCCCGGTCGACCAACGCAAACAGCGCGCCCAGTTCCTCCTCCGCCGCAACCAGGCCCGAGAAGCTGGGCCGCAGCAGCCTTGGCCGTCCGGCGATGACAATACTCGCCTCGCCGCGATAAGGGTTGGCCGCTGGTTCTGCTGTGGCCTCGCTCATGCCCAAACCATCACGCCAGAGCTTTCGAGCTGGATTGTGTAAGAACGCTCATTATTGAAATCGCCAGAGTAATCCAGCTTTTGCACCAAGAACTGCCCCGTCAGAGTATGGCCATCGGCAAAGGCCAGTTGGTAGTTGTCGATGCTGCCGTTCAGCGAATTGGCGAGGATTTGCGCCTCCGCCGCGCTGCCCTGAAACACACCGGCCGCGCTGATCGATATCGACCGCGCGCCACCTTGGTTCAGCAACTGGCGCCAGCCGGCACTGTCTTTGGTGGTCACCGTTACGGCTTGGCCGGCTACGGCCATTTGGGTGGTGCGCAGGCCAGCGACGGTCTGGTAAACGGCTGGGGTCGCGTCGTTGGAAATCTTGAGCAGAAATGCTGCGCCGGATTGGGCGGTCATGGGGTTATCTCCTTGAAAGGTAAAATTAGGCAGCCTGCACGCGGAAACGATATTCCATCAGGATCGCGCGGACAGTGGGCGAGCGCTGCTGGACCCGGCTGCGCATGAACAGGATGCTGGTGACGTTAAAACCCGCCTGCGCCTGTGGCAGTGTGCGCACTTGGGCGTCGATCTCGGACACCAGCGCAGCGGCGGCGCTCAGCTCATCGCCCTGACACTGCAATTGCAGCGCGATGCGGATTTCCTGGCCCACCTCGGTCTTGGTGCTCCAATCGATCGCCGCGCTGGCCGAGAGCGACAGCCAAGGCAGGATGGTCCGCGCGGGCTTTTCCTCGGTGATCGACGAAAGCGTCGTGGACAGCGTTGACGAACTCGCCAGCCAGCTGAGCAGGGCCGCGCGCAATAGCATTTCCATACGCTATCCTTTTGGCTTTTTCATGAGGGACGAGGTGAACAGCGGCCAAACCAGGCTCGCCACGCCCCAGTGGATCGGGTCGTTGCCACGCGAAACGGCACGGGTCTGCGCCTGCGCGGTGGCGAGGGTTTGCGCCATTTGCTCCAGCGTATTGGCGAGGTCGTCAAAGCTGGGCTGGGGGCTGGAGGTGATCATACCAACCGCACCCGCCGCCAAGGCAGCCACAGCGCTGTTACCGACGCGGGCGGCGCCGGAACCGCACCCAGATTGGTGCTGGTCTGCTGCTGATAGGCGGCCAGATAGATGATCCCCTGCCGGATCGGGTTGGGCAATTGAGCCCAGCTGGCAGCTAGCCCTGCGGTGAATTGCACCGCGCAGCGCTGGAACCCGGACGGGTTGTCGACGCGGATGCGGCAGGTGCCCTCGGCGTCGATCATCACCTCATAGGTGGATGGGTCGAACGTCGTGCGATTGCCGCTGATATCGACACCTTGGACACCGGTGACGCCCTGCACGGGGCGCGTCGTTAACTCGTGAAAGCCGGGATAGGCTTGTGGCATTCGCCAGTCGGCGGGATAATTTCGCTGCTGCCAATCCAGCGGCGGCGGCAAAGGTTGCCCAAATGCCGGCAGAGGCAGCATTTCCTCGCACCCGCAAAGCAGCGGGGTGAGGCCAGTGAAATCGCTGCAAACGTCCACCGCCACCTGCAACAGATTGGTCAGCGTGGTGTCGCTTTGTGTGGTAGTAATGCCAAGCCAATCCTTGAGTTCGGCCAGCGCGTCCGGCGGCAGAACCGCAGGGCTTGTGATAACCCGCATCATGGCGGTCTCCGTGGGAATGGGGTAAATAAAAGGCGCCCGCGCCGCAGCAGAGGGGAAAACAGCGACGCGGGCGCACGGGTGCCGCCGGGGAAGGGGGCACCCCGGCGACAAAGTCATTCGAATTCGGTGGAAGGCGCTGCGACAACGCCCTCTACAATCAGCGCAACTTAAGCAGCCGCAATGGTCAGCAGCTTGATCGCGCTGCTATCCAGCACCTGCCCGCCCAAACGCTTCGTCGCGTAGAAATTGACGAAGGGCTTGTTCGAATAAGGATCGCGCAGGATGCGGGTGCCAAAACGCTCTGTGATCAGATAGCCGTTCTGGAAGTTACCGAATGCGATCGGAGTGGTGCCCGCCGCGATATTCGGCATGTCGGCGGCCTCGATCACTGGATAGCCCAGCAGGCGGTCAGGCTGCTTGTCCATGATGCCCGGCTGCCACAGGTAATCACCGACGGTATCCTTCAGCTTGCGGATCTGCGCCAG